TTGTTCTGCAGAATTAATTTTTTCTATATCGTTTAGAATTTGAGTTTTAATAGTTGGTTGTAGCTTAGGGTCGCCGCCATCTGGCATAAAATACCAAACTCTTGGATCTAAAGAATTAGGTGAAATTGGGTTTGTATGTGTTTTTAAATATTTTTCAAGTTCTTGTTCGAACAATTTCATAATAGTATTTATGCTATTTCTATAAACAGAAACAGCCCCTTTCGGGGCTGTTCATATAATTATGTATAAAAAACTTATTTAAAAAAGTCGCCCTTTTTAACTGTTGACTTAACTTCTGGTTTACCTTTTGGGTTTTGAAGTGATTTGTCGTGAGCTTTTGCTGGTTTAAGTTCTGGATCTGATTCAATATCTCCCCCGTGTGCTTTACCACCGTGAACTTTTGGGTTGCCGCCTACTTTATTATTTTTATTTTGAAGAACTTTACTTTTATCACCAAGAGGTTTTAATTCTGTTGATTCTTTAAAAGGTTTTTCAGATTCTTCTTCTGACTCTTCTTTTTCTTCTTCTGGCTCTTCACTGCCAAACTCAACTTCTTCTTCATCTCCCTCTGACTCTACTTCTGTTTCATCAGAAATTTTATCAAGGATTGTTTGAAGACGATCCATTACTTCTTTGAGATCTGATACTAAATCCGAAACTTCGTCTTTACTGTCTTCAAGTTCGTCGACCATGTCTTCATTTGAAGTAGGAATTTCTACATTCATATCATCTGAAGTTGGTGCACCAAACTCTTCAGTTAATGTTGCTTTAAAGAGTCTTTCAAATGACCCTTCGAATGATCTTTTTGGTTCTGCTTCCATAGAATCTTTTAATACATTTGCTTTACCCGTTAATACTTTTGTACCTTCAGCCTCTTCAGGTGTATCTAAATCTTTTTTACGTGCATCAGGCCCTTGACCTGCTACTGGTCGTGCTTTTTTAGCATCGATTTTTGAATCTAGTTCATTAGCGCCTTTAACTACATTGTCTTTAGCTTCGCTAAGGAGAACTTTAGATGTGTAAATTTCTTCAAGAGGATTTTTCTTCATATGTTGTAATTATATTTATTCTATCTAGGTTAATTTTTAACTGTTCTGTAATTGTTTTTGTAGATTTATTATAGCAGCACTTTGTTGTTCTACTATAGTCATTAATTGCTGTACGGCGCCGTAAAGAGCAGCATAAATTTGATTTGCATCTAAAGTTAAACAGTTTTCAACGGTAGTTGGGTTGTCAGTATTTGAATTATAAACCATTGTTTTTTCTTTTACCCCTTTAGGAAAAACCTCTTTAACATCCTGTGCAATCCACCCCAGCATAGATCTATCTCGACCCGGTACAAATTCATTCCAAGTATAATATTTAAGAGGTAATGTTTTTACAATATCGTAACATCTTTGGGTGTTAGCTAATTCTATGTCATGCTTAATTCTTTCATCCGAATTTATCAACCAAAGAGTTGATGTAGGTTTATATGTCCAATCTGTTGCACACTCTACTGTAAAAGTATTTGAATCAGGGAATGCAGGATACCCGGCCCCAAGAATAGAACCAGGTAAGGTAACCGGGTACATGCCAATACCTACATCTCCGTCCTTAGTAATTGTGAGCCTATCAGGGGATAAAGACGGAAGAGCTCTATCTGCTGTTTTACGGATAACTACTGCTCCATCTGGTTCTATAACTACCCGCTCTGTATCTCTAGTACCTAAAAATAAACCACCAGATAAATCTGCGTTATTTATAATAAAATCCCCTTGTATTGTTTTTGTAATATCAGCGTAGCTTGTATCTGTTATATTACCATTAATATAACTTGATGTTAAAGTCATGTAACGAGTTGTAATTTCAACTTCAGCCCCAGATGTAAAGTTAGTATATAAAATTAAATTTGTATCATTTTGATTTTTAAAAACTCCAAAATTTTGAAATATACCTGTAATACCACTCAAAACAGCCACTCTAGCTGATAAAGGCCCAAGTTCAGTACCTATATTATAGTACATTCCTTCAGGTGCGCTTAAAGGTGTAATAGCTGCTGTTTGAATTGTTAAACCGACATCTAAATTTTTGTAATTTAAATTTATAGTATCTAAAGAATCACCGATACAATCGTTTTCATCAATTAGTGTTATGTAATTGTAATCACTCATATATTAAACGTAAATTTGTACTAAACTTGGTACCGCTGTAATTCTTGGTGATGCGTCAACACCAAGTTGACCTGAACCGGTTCTATCATATCTCCAGTACGGCCAATTTGGCCACCAGTAGTACCAATACGTACCAGATAACTGTTGGTAACCAACGTCACTATCGTACCCCCATGCTAATACACGACCTGTATTTAAAAGACATAAAAAGTTTGCAAAACCTGAGTCATTATTTGTGCTTCTAATTTGTACCGGTACTCCTAAGGCGGGGTTGTATAATACTCTAACAAACGTTTCAGAGTTATTCAAAGTACCACGACCTAAAAGACCTGTACCACCATAACCAGATGCCCACATATTATTATTAGTATCTAATACTAACGTTGTTTTCTCAGTACCGTTGCCCGCAACAACAACTTGTTTAACTTTAGCTCCTGTTTGTACCCATGGCCAATTTGGATTTACCATTGGTGGTTGTTTTGGGTCTCTACGAATTACACCAGTCAATGCAAGAGACATATCTCCTAAACCAAGAGCTCCGGAACTATTATTACCCCATCCTTTAAGACGATATGCATCTCCGTCTCTAATTAACGCCCAGCATGTTGTGGCATCACTATCAGCATGCGCTACTACATCAACAACAAAATCTTCAAAAGGAACAAACCCGTTTGTTAGACCAAATCTTGTTTGTCTCTGTCTTGAAACATTATAAAAAGGTACACGGCCAGGGGATAAAACTTTTTCTCCAGATACTTGTCCGTTGTTATCAAAGCCAGCGGCCCATAAAGTGCCGTCAGTAAGAGTTATCCAAGCAGATATGTTATCTACTGTGCCACCGCAACGAACATTATTAACAACATAATTAGCAGGTAACCCAGCAACTTCTTGAAATGTTACTAAATCTCTATCAGCTGTACCGATACCTGCCTGCCCGTCTTGATTTCTGCCACATACAAACAACTTACCTGCTGTATCCTTAATAAAGGTTGTAGTGCGACGATCATTTCCGCCTGATGTAATAAACGCTACTGAACCTACATAACCCACTCTTCGAGGTAGGGTTATAATTTCGTTTCTAACAGTTCTTGTAGTGCCTGTTTGACCGTTGCTGTTATCGCCCCATACGTATAGCGCCCCTGAGCGAGTTACAGCAAAAACAGTTATATAATCAGATTTAGCCCCTGAGCCTGTTGATACCCGCACCACTGGGTCGGTTACAGCTGCTGCATAACCAGGAACCGGGTTAGTTTGAAAATTGTACGGGGTGGTATTAAAGGTATCCCCTAAAACGTTAATAAATGTAAAAGCGGCTATGACAGTATTTGTATTGCCCTGAGCAACTTGACCGTGTCGATTATAACCTGCTCCGTATAAACGACCTTTAGAAGTTATAATATAAGCATTGTGACAGTGAGTATATGCTCTTATTATTGTTTCATCGACCTGCAATGGCGGCGAAAAACCAGAAATTCTTGGCAGAAAAACAGAATCCGGTGCGCCAACTCCTAGTTCTCCGTAACTATTTAATCCGCAAACACGCATTGACCCGTCATTAAGAATAAAGAAGTTATTTCTACCGCCGCCGGAATTAATACCTTGTTCTTCTAATAATGACACTCTTAGCGGATTAAATTTAGGCACATTAACTATTACCGCATTATTTGCGGTACCTGTTCCAGATACTGTAACACCTTCACCAACAAAGTTGAAAGTGGTAACGTTAGATCCTACTTGTTCACTATCTTTAAGAACAGCAACACCAGCAGATATTTCACAAATAGCTGTTCTAAGTGAATTAAAATTGGTGTTTATGGTAATGAGGGAGTTACCTATACACTCAGTTTTGGGAATTGTTGTTATACTTGGACAAGGCATAATTACTATCTTTTTTATTTATTACGGCAATAACAGAGATCAAAAATTATTTAAAATTAGGTTGGAGTTATTATTTGTAAAGTACCTGGTGTACCTGCAAAAGTTAATGTTACTTGTCTAATTTGTTGTTCTTGTTGTTCTTGTTGTTCTAAAATTGTAAACAAACAAACGGGGTCAAAGTATGCTATTATGGATGATAAATTTTCCCAGAGATATCCTATTATTCTATTTACTGAAGCTGCAGTTACAATTTCATTTTGACCTATAGATATTTTATCTTTACTATGTGTTGGTGGTATATACTTTTGACAATTATTCAATTCAAAAATTAATGATCTTCTAAATAATTCTATATTATCCCATATACGTTGAAATGCTTTATTATACACCCAGTCCTGCACATACTCGTCTTTGTGTATTAAAATATCCCTTAACTTCCAATAATTGCTTGGTAACGGTCCTTTGAGTTGCTTTGTTCTCATAGGGTCAACGTATTTTAATATTTTTTCTCCAGAAGTAATTAATACATTTCGATATTGATCTTGATGTACACTTGTTATATTTTGCGCACATGCTTTATCCTGTACAATAAAACCTGCAAATGCTCCATTTCTAAAATACTTACCAACTTTTTTAGCTGATACAACATAAATTAACTCTCTGTTTTGATTGACACTAAGTCGTAAAGATGTTGTATTTGAAAATTCATTTAGAGTGTACTCAAAAAGATAATTTCCAATATAAGAAAATACTATAATTTTATTATTAACTAAAGCGTGTACTTGATTTTGACTATCAACAACAATACTGGTAGGAGTATTATCTGTAAACTCAGGAGATTTTATAGTTTGAATCCAAGTACCGGTGTTAGTATAATGCTTAATACAGCTGTTTCCTGTATCTGCTATCCAAATATTATTTAAATTATCAATATGTATGTCGTTCGGGGAGGAGTATTTGTTACGAGAGTTAGAAGAACCAAATCCGCCCCAATCTAAAATTTTAACCCAAGGTGTTGTTTGTGTTATATCAAAGTCGTATGCTACAACTCTATTAAGAGTTCCATCAAGTACAAAAAATCTACCGTTGCTATCAAACTCTATATTTTTAATATCTTTAAATGCAAAAAAGTCATCTATAGTTCTTTTCGACGCTATGAAAGAAGGATCATATTCAGAAGATAAAACTTTTATTTGAGTTGGAAGAGCAACAACTATTAAATCATTATACGTTGCAATATTACGGTACGAGCAAACAGGGTTATCAGTGCACTGACCTATAGGGTTAAAGTTTTCATTAATTTTTGGTATATTAACTTGCCAAAATCCATCATTACAATTTAAACCAGTGATAACATCCCCTTCAAGAGTTATGCAAGGTTCAGAATACCATCTCTTTTCATATATTTCTCCAAATTTAGTTTTAGACCATTGTACTAAATTTGTTATATTATTACTACGACGGGACTTCCATTTCCATTCAATACAATGACGACCAAAACAATCCGGGTTATAAGAAGATGTTGTTGACGATTTACGTAAATGTAATTCCCATGGTGCGCATTGAGCAAGACGACCATTTGCTGTTATTGCAGTTATATTAGTATCTAAACATTCAACGTCTTCCCAAGTAACGTACTGAGATGCTGATACAGAAGAGGTTACAGGTGTTAAACATTCGACATCTTCCCAAGCCCAAACAGGGCATACAAAGGCCCCTGGTGGTGGCGGAGGTGTACCTAACCAACCATAAAATTCAACTGGATCATCATAATAGTTGCGGCTGCGAGTTTCTAAATATTCTAAATTCTCGTAAAATTTTCGTATTACTGAATTTATATTATTTTCAGTTACCCATTCATTAGGTGCGATATGTGGTTTATTAGGCCATGGTAATACTAATTCGCTTTTTGGTGTTCGATAATTTTCAGGATCAACAGTATCATATTCTGCTACAATGTTTAAAATATTTTTATATTTTTCTATTATTGTGCCACCGTTATTATAATTTATCGTAACTGTAATAGTTTTATAGCCGGGTTCAGTATATATAGTTTCGAAATTATTATATATGTTATTACCTAAGAGAGTTATTGGTGTATTATTTTCAAAATCTATTACTATATTATTAACATTATTAAATCCTACAGATAGGTTTTGAAAACTAATTTTTTGCCCTGTTAAAACAAAACGATTAGATGTATAAAATCTAAAGTCACCTCGAGATAATATTCTCGCTATACTTGAATTAACCGCTACTGTGGATTTTGCGCCCCAGTCAAAAGGAAAAGCACTAATTGTACATGTAGCTACTTGTTGACCTTGTATAAAAATATTTGTATTTTCTGTAATACTTGCAGTATAAAAATTAGTTCCGTTGCCCAAATAAGATATTGGAAATTCGTATTTTTTCTCTGTAACAGGTAAAGCAGTATTAATTGACCATTTGCTTGTAGATAGAGTCCAAACAGTGCCAGTACTAGTACAAAACTCTGGTTCTACAATTCCATCATTAGCATTAAACCCTTCAAAAACCCATTTTTTAGGAAACCTCCCTTGTGAAGCAGCAACAGGGAGCGGCGGCGGTGGGGCCAAAGGACCTGATTGTTTACCAGCACCTTGTGTGCACTGAGCGTCAGCCCATGAAGAAGGTTTGTTAGTAAATGAAGACGGATTTGCAGAATAAGCTGACAAAGCAGACCACTTCCACAAAATATTATATTTGTCATAACATCTATCTATTGATTGTATACCTCCCCCGTATAAAGCTACTAAAAGGTCAGCAGATAAAATTTGTGTACCTGAACGACCTATTCCTACCGGTAAAAATATATCCCCTGCGACATCCGTACTAAAAGACGTTAATACCGGTGCAAAATTTACAACCTGTATATTTTTCTTAAACTTATTATTATTAGGGTTTGTATAGGGCTCTACTACTTGAGTGCCTGAAGTTATAAGAACAGTACTATAAAAAAACGGATAGGGTTCTATATCGCCGGTAGTATCGTTTAGTTTATAAATCGGGCCTGAAGATAGTATATAATCATTAGTAACATATAGAGATACCGGTATAGAGGGATAATAACCTATAAACGTTGGAACATTTACTATAAGCTCTCTTGATAAAGAAGTTATTAAAGGATTTGTAGTACCGGCTACCCCAATACCGATATCTTTTTCATACACATTTGTGTTTATATCATAAAATGTCCAAAAATGTTTGGGATTATTTGGATATGTTGGGGCTGAAAAAGTTATTGTTTCAGTATGACCTTCTCCATAAAAACAAAGACCGTTGGTTACTGTATAGTTGTCTGGAGGGAATACTGGTATGCCGGTTCCTGATGCATCAAAATAAACGCTAGGCCAACCTACAAAATCAGCTGATAAAAGCTGGGGTATAAATTTTGCTGAAATACTATTTGTAAAAATATGTGGCGTGTACCAGGAAGTAAGAGAATTAAAAGTGGTACCTGATGATACAGAAATTTGTATGCTACTAACAGATGGTATAAAACCGTTAAAAATACATACATCGGTATAAACAGTTGTATTAACGTCTAAAACATTAGTAGGAATAAGACCGTTGTTTAAAGAAAGGGTGGTAACATTATATTTTTTATTAAACGCGGTTGTATCAGTAGAAGTATATGTGGTTGTTGTTGTTCCGGGTTCAATTTGAGCTCCCCAAATTAATATAGCGTCTGTGTTTCCGGCGTCTGAATTTATTGAATCTGTTGTAGATGTTACCCCAATATCAAAAACAAAAGTATTAGCAGCTGTAATGTTTAGTATTGCCGTACATCTTACCCATCTGTTTTCAAAATCGTATCCTGACAAATTAAATTCAGAAGGGTTAGTAGCAATAACAGCTCCAGAACCAGGCTCCCATATTCCGTAGTTAAAAGTATTTGCACCGTATAGATCAAATATAATATCTCCGTGTTCTGATGTGCTGAAATAAAGATAGCGGCCATCAGCTGATGGGTAAGCATATAGAGAAAATCTATAACGGCCGGGAGATAGCGAAATACTCTGTTGTATGTCGTGAGATATATTATCAAGCTCTAAAACACTAAATGTCAGCGCGGGATCGGTACTTGATGTCCCTGGAAAAACTGAATTGTCGATTTTAATAATGTCATTAGGATTGTAATTTTGTCCTCCGTTATTAGGATTACTGGGGTCTATTACTACAGAAGTAACAATATTGTTATTAATATTAATAAGAAACTTGGCCCCGTAGCCTTCAGAAGCAACTGTAAACTGACTATCTGAAGCCGAGCGTTCGCCGTTATTTCGAGGGAATAAATCGTTTTGTAAATTACCAACTGTTTTAATTGTATTATAAGGCAACCCTGTAACTGGTATAAGCAGGGTAGCAGTTTGTGTGTTATCAGGTGCTGGATATAAATTAGGATATAATTGTAGGTTGTTGGAAGTCCATGTTGGTGTGAAATCAAAATTCTGACTCTTTAAAATGTAATTTATTTTATTAAGAAAGTCCTCACTTATAACTGTTGCGAAATTAAAATTATAAGGAGTATTTGATACTTCTCTGTAAAATAGCGGACTAAAATTTGTATTTTCATAATTCAAGCACAGAGTAGGTATTAATGTACTTGGAAATAAATCATATATAATATTAAAAGAATTAAATGATATAGGTTGCCCAAAACTTAAATCAACACTTGACTTATAGTACGCCTCTATTGTTTGAGTGAGTAAGGTATACGGGGCGATTATATGATTATATGTACCTGCTGTTACATAAAAGACTAATGTACTAATCTGTCCGGCGGTAATATCAGTATTTGAAGTGTAAGGGGTACCGTTAAGTTGTTTGGCCCAAACCGTAGAATCATCAAATGTCCAACTTAAAAGATAAGAAGCTGGGGCTGAAACATATGTTGCTCTTGTAGCAAGAGAAAGATCTAAATTATTAGCGGATAAAAATACAGCAGTAGCAGTTAAAGAACGTATAAAGGGCTCGTTGTCAAAATCAATAGAACTAATTGCTATAATGCTTGTATTTGGAGGACCTTGAGATATTGAATAATCGATTTTATATGTATCAAAAGTTGTAGGCAACGAATCACCAACACTTGACAAGTAATTTACTTTAGCGGTGGGGGTTATTAATGTAAAAGGTATTGTTACAGGGGTACCGGCAGTTAAATCTAATATTAAGGTTCCAACTTGATTTGCAGAAAGAACTGTGTTAGAAAAATACGGTGTGCCGTCTATTCGAGTAGCTAATGCAATAGAATCGTCAAATTCCCAACTTAAAAGGTAAGATGCAGGAGCTGTAACATATCTAGTTACAGTAGCAAGAGATGGGTCGGGTCCTCTATTTGCAGATAAAAATACAGCAGTAGCAGTTAAAGAACGGGCAAAAGGTTCATTAATAAACCTTACCGCACTAAACGCTATAATATTTGTATTTGGAGGCCCCATTATAGATTATTTAACGTCTTTTATCTTAGTTAATCTACCCAATTTATAGAAATTAACTCTGTATAGGCAGGTTTGGTTTTTTGTATTGCGTTTTTTAATATAGATTCGATTTGAGCTTTCATATTAGAATCTGTAATCTTTGAACCAGCAATCTTAACTTTAAAAAACGGGCTTTTAGATCCGGGTAATTTATGTTTAAAAAACCGCTCAATACCTTCCACGTATTGTAATTTTGCAGTAGGTAAACTCCAAACAATATCGGTTCCAATAAATCGTTCTCTAAAAAACATGTCTAAAAAGTCGGGTTGAATTGCATAATCATAGATTTTTATACTATCAATATATCCATCGAAAATTAATGCTTGGGAATTTATTTCAGTATTATAATTTACTAACTTGCCACAAGGTGTTCCTATATATAAATCGTTTTGTCGAATGTAGGCTAAAGAATAGTTACCTGGTACAATACGCTTATCTCGAAACTTAGTATCTATATATAACGACATAACATTTGAACTATACGTACAAGTAATCATGTGCCATGTATCATCTGTAAAATATTGTACAGGTACAGATAAAGTATATATTTTAGTAAGTGTGTTTCTAATTGGTCTGCGCGCAGATAATTTAAACTGTATTTGTGGATTATTGTTATATAAAACTTTATTAAAAATTCTTTTCCATTCGTATCCTGTAAAATCTCCGCGGCAGTTAAAAGTTAAATTATTTTTGTCTTGCTGAGATGGAGGGGTTTGTTTGGTGTTTAACTTAAAGGGTAGAGTGGTAGAACGCTCTGTAGCTCCGTTTAGTGTTATTTGATATAAAACTTTTTCTGCATTATGATAAATTAATGCATACCATTGTTTTTTGTTTTTTTCCCGAAGATATGTATAGATAAAGTTTATATTTTTAGCGTCTTTAACATCCTGATTACCGATAGTAAATGATTGTACTAATTGTAAATTTGATGTATTAATTTTAATAATATTATTAGCGCCGTATAAAACCCATAGGTTATTTTCAGGGTCAACAGCAAGATTTGTACCGCCCCCTTGTAAGGATAAAATTTTATTATCATTATAATAAAGATCTCCGTCTTCTTTTATAACCCACTTTTGATTAAAGTTATCGTATTTTATATCAATACATTTTGGTTCTTTGACTAAAACCCCATCTGTATTAAATGCTATTTGATCACCATTGAAATATTTGTCACTTGATAAGCTAGAAGCTAAACTTACAAATGTAAGAGTATCATCAAAAATATAAGTGCCTATTGTTGTTACAACATAACAATTATTATTACCGTCTAAAGCCATTAAATGAGGGTTACCTTTTATTAAGAAAGCTTTACCGTCTCCGTAGTTTGTTATTGATAGAATATCTCCTACATGATTAAGTCTATACACTATATTGACATTCCCTGTGTCTAAAACTAGAGTTTCATTATTGCTATTAATAGCGACTTGTATCGGGGTACTAATACCACTAATTTGAGGGCCACCTATGGTTGAAGTGGGTTGTAAGGATTTATCATTATAGTTAAACCCTTCTTGATTAAAGTAAAATAAATGCCCGTAAAAAGATTCTGGTACTACAAAATACGGATAATATTTCAAATTGTTATAGTAAACACCAAAGCCTCCAACATCTAAATTGCCTAAAAGCTGAGTACCAGGAGATTCATTCCAGTTATCACTTTGCACCCAAAAGTTTATAGTAAACTCATCTAAGTTTGTGTAACTGCTGTTATATATAACTCGGGTGTCTAAAAAGTCAGTATTTTTAAAATTTAAAACATTTCGATCAGCTACTTCAGGCTCTTTTAAATTCACGGACCAATTTTCTTTATAATTCAATATTATAGTTTTATTATTATAAACTGATTCATCAATAGGGTTAGCAGAATTCCAAAGATCTAAACTCAATCGAAGTCTATTTTTATTGTCTCCGCTAAATGTATTTACAATTTCAGAAGCGGAACTTTCTCCATGATGAAAGTATTGATATAAAACACCAGAGTCTAATTTTAGAGAAGAGGGTATGTCGTAATATGCATTTGTATTTTTGTAATATGTTTGTGGGGCTGCACTACCTAATAAGGCTTCTTGAATTAAAATTTGACCTGGATTATAATATCTATCCATCCACATTGGTGTATTTCCTGATACGCCATATAACCAGCTACATAACCATTGACCTGTTGGGGGTTCCGTTGGATTCCCCCATGGTGTGGTATTACCGTAATTGCCTAATTTTTCCCAAATTCTATCCGCCATATATGGTATAGGTCCTGCTACTGCCCCTTCACCTATTAACGTATTAGTGTTTATAGTCTGGGTGGTAGTAAAAAAAGGAATATGAAAGTAGGTAGTTTTGTTTTTCTTAAAAGTAATATCAGTAGTTTGAGCCTGATAACCTAAATATACTTTATCGTGGCCTTCTTTTTGATTGGTGCCAGTATATATTTTATAGTAATTTCTTTGATTAAAGTTTTCCATATTAATTAGTAGTTATAAATTCTTCTTCATAACTATTATCTATAGGTGTTGGGTTACCGGTTGGAGAAAACCCTGTTTTAAGATTGGCGATATTAATTTTTTGAGAGTTACTATTTTGTATAGGGAAGCTTAACAAATAGTTTATAGGTACATCAAACTGTTTATTAACAGTGAGATCGGTATTATTTTTTTGACTTGCAAAATCTAAATAATATGTAAACCAATTATTTTTTAATTCAAAGTTGTAATTTAAATCAACGTCAGTTACTCTACTTATATTAAAAACGTAATCATTAATTATTCTTGTACCGATTATAACTCCTGTAGCTCTTAATATATTATCGGGCCCTAAAGCTAAATACCGATAGCCTTCATTAGTAGAGACTATAAAACTGATTGTGTTATTTTGATAAACCCAACGAAATCTACGTCTATAAATTTGATCATCTGTTAGTGGTAATTCGCTACCTCTTACAGTGTGGGGATACTGTTCATCAATTTGTAAATAGAGACTGCCAACTCTTAATTCTACTTCATCGTTTTCTATTGGTGTTATAAATATATTTTGCGGGGTTAATAACTGTGTAATAACATTTCTTTCTGAATCATATCCGAGATAATATATACTAGAATTTCGAGATTGTAAATTAACAGTACATGGTATTTCTCCAACTGTTAATTCTTCTTGTGGTTGAAATATAGTGCTTAAACTAATTGTATCAGTTAAAATGAAGCAGGTATTTTTATTTACTGCAATATCTCGATATTTTTTTAAGCAGTCATAGCTATAAAAACTATAACCTTCTAAAAAGCTTTCAGTATCTTTTATTAAAGATTCAGTTTTATAAAAATCATAATTAAGCTCTACCGGTTGCAGAGCTGTTAATGATTTATATGTTATAGTGGTCATTCTTTATTATTTAATTTTGGGTTAGCACTGTGGAAGAGAAATGATTGGAAATAGATTAGTAGCGTTACCGTTATAGTTAATAATTGGTGAGGTAGTGTTTTTTATAGACTTGGTAGGGTAATTTGGTACTACATTAGTTATTGTATTGTCACTTCTGGTAGTAACAAAAGCAATATTATCGTCGTATTGTAAAGCATACATATTGTTGGTATTTAAATTTTCTACTTTTAATAGGTGTGTTTGGGAATTTAAAGAGGAAAGTGCTATAGGGCCAAGTGTAATGCTGCACCCATCTGCTGAATCTGTACATTCACTATAAACAGTAATAGCAGGATAAAAAACCGGATATGTATTTAAATTTCTTTTATATGTGTAAATTAAATCGTAATTACGAGGATCTGCAGGGTCTGCAGAAAATGCGCTTGTGTATGTGAAAAATGTTAGGTCTGGGGTTTTGTGCCTCCATACTATTTTTTCAGAAGAACCGTCTCCAAGATTCCATACAATTCTATTAATAGCGTAGCTACCAGGTATGGAGCCACGAGGTGTCAGTTGTACTGTGAAAGGAGAGACTCCAGTTATCGGCTGCGTAAAACAATATAGATTTGCAACTGGGGGTGTCTCTACCACTTTAACAGCCATTGTAGCTGTATAAACTTGTATATTACTAACTAAGGTATCTATAAATGTAGCGTCTTGCGGGACTTTACATATCGTGTCGTTGGGTTCAAACATCCATCTTTTTGCAAAAGCTCCTCCTGTATATGTTTGTTCCCATGTAACCGGGTTGCTACCAGATGCAGTGACACACTGTAAATCATACCAATTCCAAAATTTGCAATATTTTGCAAAACAGGCCAGTTCATTATCCCACCATTTAGCGTATTGACCAGTACATTTAGTTTGATCCCAAGTAGCGGATAGTGTTAGCATATTATCCCAAAACCATCTAATATCGTGTTTTCCTTTACATAAATTAATATTTGCATCAGGGTTATTATCTAAATCTTGACGTATTTTTGATTGAAGGTGATATAAGGTTACTGTATAATTCCCGGGTAATAAATATGTGTGCTCAACATCATTAGTGCATGTAATTGCAAGGAAGTTGGTTTCCATATTATAAAAATCCCCGAAATCCCAAAAAAATTGACGATTACTAAATCCACCGTCGGTTATAGAATTATTTTTAAATGTAACTGTTATACCAGGTGCATTTCCGGTAACGCTTGTAGTAAAAGAATAAATTGGTATTGTTGAAATATTATTACCGGTTAGTGGTATACCGTGATCCCACGAATAGTTTTCTGGAACTGTGATAGCTGATAAAATTGCAAATTCTGTTGTCATTAATATGTTGATACGTTAACTGTTAGAGTATAAAAAGTAGGTCCAACATTATTACTTACGCTAAACGGTAAATTAAATGTTCCTGTTATTAAAGGGGTTATTGTAAATAGCCCTGTATCGGTTATTTTATAGTTTATAGTGAGAGGGTCATTATATGTTAAAATAGAAGCTGGTAGTTCGTATAATGTTGGATTATTTTGAGCTGATAATTGAAATGTTCTAGTTTTACTAGCTGTAGCAGGTATGGTTAAAGAGTGAGTTATTACTGGTGGCAATTTTGCAAATGTTGTTGTTTCAGGCTTGTACACCACTATATTATCAAGGGTTAAATTAGCTAAGTTATTAATTGTTAGTTCAATAATATGATCTTTCTTGCTGGTGTTTTGACCTAAAATAGTAAAGGTAAATTTTTTAATTAGAGAATTGTATGTTAAAACAGGCGGATCAATGCTTTGTAATTGCAGACTAGATAGTTCGTTTAATAATAGCGTATCACTATTATTTGGAAATATGTTTATAAATGTTCTTGAACCTAGGTTAAGCTTATATAAGCTGGGGGTAAGCATAGCTCCGCTTAATCCACATACACTAATATAAACTTCTTTTTCTTGAGGCATAAACCATGTATCCCCAACTTTAGCAAATGTATAAGAAGAAAGATTTGAATTTGTTAGTTCACGGTTTAATGATAAACTAACAGGCATTGCTAATGATAAAAAGCGAGTATCATCTGTAACACTATAAATTTCATCAGTATTATAATCATAAACGATTTTTTCGAGCAATACTGCTCCAGACGTTTCAATATATAATGTATCAAAAAACATATCAATTTTGCGAATACCTTGTCCTGTTAGTTCATTTTTTAAAGTGGTGTTTTTGTATGTATCAAATACCCCTGACAAAGAAATATACGCTGGAGAAACAAACTGAGAATTCTTTCGTGTCCATATCTCGCCAGCTACAAAACGACGATCGTATGGTAATATATTATCTAAAAACTTATATAAACCGTACTGATTGCCGTAAATATCAGTAACCCAATTATCTTGTTGTTTACTATTTTGTTTTAGTATTTGAGTATTGCTCCATGCTGAAACACTAGGTACCCCGGTAAAGGTCATAGGTTTATTGGCTATATCCGTCCATTCAGAGTCATTTCTTCCGCCCCATGGGGTTTGACGACTTGTAGGTAATATTAGACCAGTTTGTTTTCTAGTGTTACTCTCATACTCAGATTGATAAGGAATAAACTTTTGATATTTTTTAGATACACTTTTCTTAATTGTTCCAGCGGCTATACCGGTTACAAGGGGTTCTTTTAACCATAAATTATTATCGGTGATAATAGTGTACGGGGAATCTTGGTCTATTTTTGATAAGCCGCGGCCAGAGGCATAATTTATTCCATCTTCAAAAAAACCTGTTAAAGCGTTAGTCGTTAAACTAAGGGTTGCTGTAAAATCTTTATTTAAATATGTTGAAGCTCCTAAATTATCAGGTATAAAATATCCGCCTGCATCTGTGGTGCTATATAAATTTTCAAGAGTAGGTAAGGAAGCTATTGTTGGATAATATCTATTTGTTAAATTATTCCAAGGCTGAACGGGTTGTACAGCTTGCACAGATGTTAAAGAAGAGATTATTAATTCGTATGTTTCTGGATATGCGCTTACATTCCAAACAAATGAATTATTTGCATAATAATAGACTTCTACAGGTTCATTATCTACAATATTTGTTATAGTTAAATCTGAAGGTATGTTTGTTGCACTTGTAATAAGTTCATTTTTGATATTAAACATTATAGATTCAAGATTAGAACCAGCACTTGATTCAAAATAAAGTTTATTCCAAATTTTATTGTTTACTTCATAACGAAAATCGGTTGGTTGATTCCATATAAACGCTGCTGGATATTTTCGAGTATATTCAAAATAACTATTTGTAAAGATACTAATATTAGAAATAATAGGTTGAGTTAATATATTATACCCGTCTACTATTCTTATTGGGGTACCCCAGCTTAAAACCTTTTTATAAGCAGTAGGGGCGCTTTTATCGTTAAAGCCTACTGCCCAGTATGGTCGAGCACCTAATGTATTTGCTGCTGGACGGCCAGTGGTGTAGTTCCAGCCAAATAAAGGCTGGTTTATAACAAACCCCGGTGTTGGTGCAAGGGTTGTAGATAAAGCACTTAAAACAGTTGTTAATTGTACAGCTGTTATAGAAGGTATATTATTAATATAATAATACCCGGTTAACAAGACGCTAGCTGCTAATACATTATCTCTTAATGCTTTTATTGCATTTTGTAATTTAACGTCGTTAACATTAGCTGATGTAATAGCAACGGCTTTAATATCATAAACCCCTGTAAGAGTTGGTACAAAAGAAAATGTAAATGTGTTATTAAAGTTGTATACTTCTCTATCATTCCCGGTTACAGGCGGGGTTGTTAAATACCATGATGAAATTGCAATTACATTTGATATTAGTGCAAGTGGGGATTGCTGTATTCTTCTCCGTCCACGGACTGTTACGTATCTTGGTATGTTTACTACACTACTAAGTTTTAAAGCGAATGTCGCTGGATAAGCTACTGTTACTCTAGGTTCAATATTAAAATCATCGCTATCTATAGATATATAATCGTATGTTGACCAAAGAGATCCTAAATTCGTTGCTGTAAATGCCGGAGCGGTAGTTTCAAAAACTGTAGTATATGTAACAAAAGGAGATTTATTATATAAAAATATATCTCCTCCGTTCAATATTAAATCTGATGGGGTATCTGTTGATTCCCAACTGCCATTTTCGTCTTTAACTGCTTTTATCCAAATTGTATTATTATTGTTGTATGGGTGTCTTACTACTAAAAACGGATAAGGGTTATTAACACTATTTAGCTTTCTACTATTAGCACGATAGTAAGTATATTTTTTTCCTCTTTGAAAATTAAATTTGTTCGGTGTGCCGCCATTACCGGTTTGCCAGTTTCCATCTCCCCAGCCTACTTTTCTATTAGTTTTATACCAAGCAAATGCAGAACTACTTGCAAACGTTGTACCTGTTCTATCTTTCCAGGTTCTTAAATCAAATTTTTTAGGGTACTGTGTGTTTTCAACAATAAAATCTGCAAATTGATTATTATCGGTAAAGAAGGTACCCGGGTGACCAAAAGGTGTAAATCTTGTCTGACCGCAAGTACATAAACCAAAATCATCAGAAGTGGCCGTTAAAGTGTTAACAAATAAGCAATCCGGTTGATGATTATAGGTTTTAAATACGTCTTGTAATTCAATATTGTCTTCACCGTCCCAAACAAAGTCGGTAAATTCTCCTGAATACATTAAAATGTTAAAACCGGGTTGTTGGGTTTTAAATGTTTTATGTTCGTATTGGTTATAACTACCTGATAGCCATGCACATTCTATACCTTGTTCGTAAGTGTCTTGATAGTTATTAATTTTAAAAATAATATCAGCTGTTGATAATTTATTAGAACTAGTTGCGTGCGGTAAATAAACTCCAGACAATTGTGTAGGTTGACAAATATTTTGTAAATTGTCCGGTAAAAAGTCAGGAAAGGGTGCAGTTGGATCTAATCTTGTATAGGGCCAAAGAACTGTATTAGAGAAATCAGCAGCAATTGGTATATCAGTTTTTGTCATTTTGTACAACCATGCTTCTAGAATTTCACCAGAATAAGCAGAGCTACTAAGTTTTGGGACATACTCCCACATTTTTATTGTATCGGCTAATTCATATTTTTCATTTGCATAACTACCTTGATCAATTAAGGTTGTATCGCTAAGTTTAATGGGTGTAGTTGTTGAAAGATAGGTTGTAAAGTTCCAATATTCTTGTTGTACTGCTTTTTTAATTTTAGAGTCAAGATAATTATATTCAGGTGTATAATTTATACTTGGACCAGACCAGTTTATATCGTCTGCAGATAAGCCATAACCGGGGTACGGGTATCTAAAAATAGTTTTGGCATTACCTTCTATATATGTAGAAACGTTATTAGTTGATTCATTATATTGTTGAAATTTAAGCCATGCCCCTTCTATACCTCTAGCTGTTTTAACAAAAATTACGTCTGAATCTGTCGTATCGGTACCGGCAGTACCTGAAACTTCTAGCCCTGTACTTGTTATTGGAACAGGTATGTAGCGAGGTACTGATTCTGGGTCTTGTGGATAGGGGCCAGATGGCCAATAAAAGAAGTTATTACCTTCTTGTAGAAATATATTAAAGAAAGCGGTATCAACACTGAGACCTGGGGTACCTGCAAAGTATTTAGACTCTCCTAAATATTTGCTCAAAATTCTATCAGCAACTAATATACTATTAGGTAATTCTTCAATTTGAGTATCTCTTAGTTCTGTTAATAGTTGTAGTAAGTCTCTATCATATGCGCCTGTTTTATACATCCATTCTGCTGCACTTAATGGGATATTTTTAGTTTGTAAAAAGTTTTTAAGTTCGTCAGATGACAAATTATAATATGTCGATGTAGGTAAATTAGGTGACTGATCAAGATACTCATGATCGTCATATAATTCTTCTACTTCAATAACTAAATCATCTTTTATACTACTAAGCTCAGGTATATGAGACCATATAGCAGCTGGAATAGTGGTAAATGAGTTAGGTTTTTTAGTAAAGCTTGTTAAAAGCTGCTCTTGTAATTGTTGTACTAATCCAGTATTAGTTCCTGCTAAGTTGTACTTTACTTTTGATTTTTTAATTTCTTCTCGAAGTTTTAAATAGTATAAACCAATCTCTTTTAATTTTTTAGCAAAATACGGAATAGCTAATAATAACTCTTTTTCATTATTAATGTCTATTTGATTATACCAAATTTCTTTTTCTTCAATAGAAAAAAACAATTGTAAATGTCTTAATAAACCTAAGTAATCTAAACGTAGCTGAGTGTTAAAATCTGCTGCTTTTTCTTTCTTTTGTGTTAACCAGTTAGTAAGGTATTTGTTATATAGTTCGTATTCTTGATTTGATGCAACTCCAAAATATACATTTTTCCATTGTTTAAAGGACAAAGGTGTGTTTATATCAAGAGGTATGCCTGATGAATTTAGCGGAGTACCATAATTTGTAAGATTTTGCGTTGCCACTAGGTTATATTATTATTTAACTATAATGTTCTTAGTTAACAAATAGTTAAATGTGTTTTCAATAATACCTTTATCTCCGTAAAGTTCTTGTTCAGATGATAGGTAGGGAGATAAGGTTGTTTGTGGGTTTTCCCAATCGATATAATTTTCTATAAATTTATCAGAATATACCGGAACAAAATCTAAAAATATATAATTTGGTATTAATGGATACGCATATCCAGGTAATTGTAAATCTGTTAATTGATATACGGTTTCTCCGCCGCTTAATACAGGTAAAGTTATTAAAGTAATATCGTTGCCGTCTGATCTATTTTGTAAAAATACTTTATTACCTGCCGTAACTAAGGTATTAGTTGTAAGTCTTGGGCCTACACTACGATTTAAAATAGGTAAAGGGGATTTTAGGCCATATAGTCTATTACGAGGTGTTGAAACAATATCTAAATATCTTTGAATTTCGGGAGGAAAGTCTGTTCCATAATCAAAAGCATATGTGTCAGTTTCTTGAGCGTATGATAATAATTGTCTAATATTGCATGTATCGACGTCTCCGTGGGTAAAGATAAAATTAGCAATACGCTCATACACTGTGCGACCAATATCTTCTGTTGCGCTCAGCTGATTGTTACCTACTACTGCACCTAAAAAGGTATCAAAAAATACAGTGTTGCGGTTTAATACTTCTGGAAGAGCTAAATCTTTATAATGAGCAGCAGTATCAAAATTTTCGTTCAGCAGCCGTATTTGGTTAGAATTTGTAAAAGTATTTACTGAAAAAGGAGCCGAATTTCCAGTAACAGGTATAGCTGTTAAAGAGGTAGGGTTAAAATATTTTTGATACCATCTATTACCGGTCCAGTCCCCGTTAGCTTGAAGAGACTTGTTATACTCGCTTGTTAGGGTGTATGTAAAAGAGACGTTAGCATCGACATAATAACCAATTAAAGAATCGGGACGTATTTTTGTTGAGCGCGGAGTAGTTCCTATAGAAATAGGTATTGGAATTTGAGGAATAGTTATCGTAAAAATTTTGTTACTAACTGAATCTAAAATCCATAATCTATTAAAGACGTCTACTGCAAGGCCCTCTAATTCGTTATTTCTGTCATAAGGCGGTGGAGGCTCAACACCAGTAGCACTTGGGGTAACGCTCTCTACAATTATTGTATTACTACTTACTTTTGAACTAGTAATTAAAGATACTGTTGTACCGTCATCATTTAATTCCCATCCATATGCAGACCAGTTGTAATCACTACTTAGAGTTGCTGATGATGCATTGTTGTATTTGGATATACAGCCAATGTTTCTAACACCGTATATAAACCAAAGATTGTCGTATTTGTCTACCGAAAGGTATCCCGGGTGGGTGTATCCAGAAACCGTACTTAGTAGAATACCGGATGAATTGTATAGGGATAATAAGCCTTGATCGAGAGAAGTATTAAAACTTTGAGCTACCCATAAATTATTATCGACTGTTACAGCTAAACTAACTGGAGAGCTGGCTGGCATTAAAACGGATAGTAAAGTAGTACCGGTTGTGCCACTATATTTAACTAAAGCGCTAGATGCCGGATTACTATAGGTTACCCAAACATTATTTTCTCTATCGGTTTCTACCATTGATGGCTTGTGTACAAAATCCCCGTCAAAAATATTATATGTAGATATTATAGGTAAAAGCGTGTAGAGGTAGTTTAAGTTTTGATCGAATTTTAAAACTGATACTGTATTAAACAGTGAAACATATATATTATAGTTTTTATCAATACATATATTTGAAGGTGTATATGCACCTAAGACTGGAGAGTAGCCACCAAAACTAGACAATTGTACAGTGCTCAAAAGTGTACCTGTATTAGAAAACTTATAAATACGATCTAACTCAGCGTCGGTTGCATACACGTCATGTTGTCTAGGATCGATTGCCATGGCATATATGCCAGCGAATCCTGACATGTAGTAGTTATAGGTGCTTGTTGAATCTATAGACGGGACTGTTATTGTTTTAATATAGCCATCAATTAAATTATTAGAATACTTAAAGGCATTAATTGTATCACAATTATCCGGATATGGCGGCAAAAAGACTTTATGTAAGGTTTTATTTTCGGGGTTAGAAACCCAAGCAAATACATTAGGGGAGCACCCTAGTGGGTAAGCAAATTGATTTATATTACTTTCTTGATTAAGAAAGATGGTTGTGCTTGCTGAAATAGTTGTAGAATTTATTGGTGACAAGGGTGTTAAAGTGGTGAATAAATAACCACCAGAATCTAAACCGTTTTTATCTAGAGATTGAAAGTAAAGAGGTGCTTCGTCTATTGTGTATTGATTTGTACCACAGAGAGAAACTTGTACTGTAGCAAGTTTTCCTTGCTCGTTTGATTGCGGTAAAACAAATAAAATTCCTGATTCTTTTTCTTCAGATCCTTGTAAATAGTTTTTTCTATTAGAATGTATAGTTATTAAAAAAGGTGTTTTAATGTTTGTCCATTTATAGGGGTAAACATTTTCTAGATAATTACCGGTAATTTTTAAATGTGTTGGTATAACACTATAAACATTCCATATTACACCAGCTCGTATAACATTATTATTTGCATAACTAGGGTAGTTAAATACTTTAGAGTCTTTAGGAAATACAAAACCTGATGTTTGTAATGTAGCTGTAATTAAAATAGGACATTTAGAGTAAGGATCACTCGTACTACCGGAGCATTTATCATCTACATAATAAAATTCCGATGCCCCTGAAACCGCAACAACTTTATTATTTAAATATAAATTATCGACCGCGACGGAAAGAGTGGTTGTGGGGGTTAAATTTTTATCTAGAAATCTCCAAGTAGGTGTTAAAAATCGCCATTTTTCAGGAACGGTTTCATATGGGGTAGTTTGAGAATTTGCTGCATATAAATCTACAAAAATAGGTACATTTATTTGAGCAGATGTTAAACTAATTTTAAATGGGGTAGCTGTAGGGTGACCGGGTATTGCATAATCATCCGGTAACTCAGTAAACTCTAAACAATCACCATATACATACTCAACTGTTATCGGTTTAGATACAAATTGAAAATTACCAAGAATATCAAATGTGGATAATGAAACAATATATGTACCTGGGTAGTTATAGCTATGGGTTGGGTTTTTGGTATTATATTCTTTTGTGGTGTCTCCAAAATCCCATATACGTTTAACAATAAGATTTTCACTGCTCGTTGTATCGAAAAATGTAAAATCTGTTTCGTAAACGTTACCAGATGAAGGAGCTGTAATAAAGCTTGCACTGATCATATTGTTTAAAACTCAGCTGTAACGTTTGTATTAATGTCACTAATAACTCGAATTTGATTTTCAATAAAATCAATATTGTTAAAATATAAGTATTCAAAAAACCGACCCGGTAAAGTGGTATTAACGATTTGTTGATCTAATGTGGGGTGCAGAGGGTTCCACACAAAAAACGATACGCCTGGTGCTATAGAGGTCGGGTCTAAAGTAGATTGAGTGTAGCAGTTAGCTACCCCTTCAATATTCAAAACTAATTGTGTTATAAATCTTGTGTCAAGGTCTTGACCGAGTCTAATATTTTGTTTACTAAAATAGCTACGGAAAAGATTAGCTACATCTTTAACAATTGATTGATTATCTCGGCGAAAATTAGAGCGTTTGTTTACAATTAATTCAAAAGGTATTAAATCTCCTTCAGTGTTAAATATTGTATTTATATTTGTGCCAAATGTAACTGCTTTATAAACAGGATCAATAAATGCAACTTCAGTTGTTGTCATTTTTGAAGACGCTATAGAGGAATTTATTAGTTCTTTTTGAGCAGGTACAAGATAGTTTAAATTATTACTATCTGTATTTTTTGGAACAACAAGCAGATAAATATTGTTAAAATTACAACTATCGGCATATTGTAGTTGATTAAACAAAGCTCGATTTGTTTGAGATGGTCTATCTAAACCAATATCATAAAAATATTTTAAATAACCAGAAACATAATCCCAGTTGTTTATACATTTAACATCTGCAATAACATTTGCAAAATTTGAAAATGTATAAGTTTCATAGTCTTGGGTTGTTACTAAACGATACTGACTTCTATAAGACAACGGTGCAGTTTTGCGAATATCGTCTACATTTTCTTTTGTTTGAGAATATGTTGAAGAATTAGTATTTCTAAAATAAAAATTTGCTAACTCTGCATTTGTTACAAAACGAAATTGATTTTGTGTAACGTCATTTAAAATTTCTTGAAATTGTGGAGTGTTATATTTTGTTAAAAAAGTTTGATCAGAAAAAGCGCCCGGACCGATTTCTCCTTGAGCACCTAAACTTTTTAAATAATAAACGGCAACTCGATCCCCGGTTTGTATTTTTTTACCGTTTATATCGTCTCCAAATTTAATTTCGTATCTACCGTTTCCGTTTAAACGAATTTCGTACTTTTCACTAAATCCGTTTTCAAGATATAAATTACTTGTTTTAGTATATTGCTTCCAAACACCTGTAGCTAGAGGTTTAACATAAACATCTATATTAAAATGATCAACTATTTCATTAGCTGTTTCTAGAGTAAATGTTTCATTATTTTCACCTGCTGCTGTATAAATTGGATACTCCGTAAACTTACCTTGATATAATAATTTTTGTTGGGTTAGTTCATCTAAAGCCTCAGTTGTTATATTTACTGTTTTAGCGAAAGATATATCTTCATTGAAAGAATAAAAAATATTATTAACGGCTACAAATGAATAACGTGGTATAGTGTAAATTCCTTGTGAAAAATTAAACGTTGAAAGATTAAAATTAAGGGTAGATGTCTGTGCTCCAACAGGCTTATAATCAATAAGCTTAACAACCCGGTTCATGTTTTCATAAAGTTGTGCTTCAGAAAACATCGATTCGGTAGATGTTTTATTAAGATAATATATTAAAGTGTTGTACGAATAAGCTACTATATCAATTATAGAAGCTAAATTTGAGCCAATATAATTTTGATCGGTAAAGACGTTTTGTTCGTTTAATCTTCTAATAATTAACTCTCTTAGAGACATTGCATCAAAAGCAACATAACCATCTTTAGGTATATTATATTCTGTTTGTGGTGGATAAGTAGCCATGATTAAATGTTTCTAGAAGTTGGTATTGAGATAAAGGATTGACTTTTAACATCAAACGTGAACGGTAATTCAGCGGTCTGATTAAAAATAGGTATAGTAATAATTATAGTAATATTGTAACTACTTCGATCTGGATCTGCTTCTACTAAAACTCTCACTACATTAACTCGAGGTTCATAAATTTGAATTTTAGAGTAAATTGCATTACCAATTAAATCAGCATTTGCAAGTGTAATGGGTTCAAATAAAAATTGATAAAAGTCTAAACCATATTCGGGAAATAAAAATCTTTGTCCTGGTAAAGTATTAAACATATTAGTTAAAGAGTTTTTAATTGCAGCTAAATCAAAAGAGGGTTGTACGTCATTACTATTAATAGGTTGAGGAAATGCAGGAGCAGTAAATTTTTGAACACCTATATCTAGCGCAAGATCTTTATAAACATACTGTTGTTCTGTATAAGTACTTGCCGCTTTTTCAAAAGTTTTTAAACGTATAGCCATTTATACTATTATTTAGTGGGCAAAATGCATAAATAATATCAGAATTACTATGGAAGCTAAATTTAATGTTTTATTCGAAAATCTACTTGAACGATATCAACAAGGTGGTTTTTTAATTGGTGACAGGGTTCGCTTTAAAAAAGATGCTTTACAACTAGATTTTTTTAAAAATAAAGGACAAAACTTTTTAGATATAGTTAAATCCTGTATGGATCCTAATTTTGATTTAAATCTTAGAATATCAGCCATTAAATCAACGCGTCCAACCACAACACAAAACTATCGTGGTGGTTCAGAATCTCCGGATAATATCTATGCAGATGTTATTATTGAGTATGCTCCTGGATTATATCGCAACCCAATGACAGTTCCTATTGAAGCATTAGAACTTCAAGAAGATGGCATTAACACTGGTCCGGTACCTGATTCTGTAAAAAGAAAATCTAAGGTTGAAATTAAACCTAAAGCCGTAGAGGCTGAACAGGAAGCTAAGTTTGATATTAATTTACAAAACAAAAATGTACAAATTCCTGGTGGAACGAAATGGAACGATAAAGAGCCAGGTGCCGGTAACAAACCAAAGAAAAAATACTAAGTAGCAATCTTAGCAATTTAAAGTAGACTGTTATAAATAAAACTGTCTTATGAATGTTGCTTTTTATTCTTCAAATCTGTTACCGGAAAAATTTTTACAAAAATATATTAATAAAGAAGTACCCTGGGGGTTTAATGGATTAGGGTATATAGTTTATAAAAGAACCTATGCTCGTAAATTAGAAGGTACCGATCAAACCGAAGAATGGTGGCAAACGGTTGCACGTTGTATTAACGGTGCACAGACAATTGGAGCTGATTATACACCTGAAGAAGCGCAAAGATTGTATGATTTAGTGTTTAATTTAAAATGCAATTTTGCGGGCAGAATGCTTTGGCAGTTAGGTACAGAAACAGTGCAAAAATTTGGTGCTAACTCATTGCTTAATTGCTGGTATGTTTCTATTAATGATCCAAAAACATTTCTTTTTATCTTTGAAAATTTAATGCTTGGTGGAGGTGTAGGATTTTCTATTCGTAGAGAAGATATTCATGAATTACCTAAAATTAAAAAAGAAGTAACAATCGAACATCAATGCACAAAAGATGCCGATTTTATTGTTCCGGATTCGCGTTCTGGTTGGGTAGAATTGCTTCGTAAAGTTATAGAAGCCTACTATATAACCGGTAAGTCATTTTCTTATTCTACGATTCTTGTAAGAGGTGCTGGAGAAAGAATATCGGGGTTTGGTGGTACAGCTTCTGGACCTGGTATTCTTATTGAAGGTATTGAAAAGATTTCCAATATCTTTAAATCAAGAGAAGGTAAAAAACTTCGTTCTACAGACGTGCTTGATATTTGTAATATTATCGGTTCAATTGTTGTAGCGGGTAATGTTCGTCGTTCTGCTCAAATTGCACTAGGAGACCCCGATGATTATCTTTATCTTAGAGCTAAAAATTGGTCGTTAGGTAATATCCCTAATTGGCGCGCAATGTCTAATAATACAATTTATGCTGACGACTTTTCACACATCTCAAATGAAATTTGGACAAATGGTTATGTGGTAGATAAAGAAACAGGGTTTGCTAAAGGAGAGCCTTATGGGTTTTTTAATCTTCCTTTATCTCAGAAATTCGGCCGTCTTAAAGACGGTCCAATGAAAAAAACAAAACTATATCCTACTGATGAAGATAATGTATTAGGTACTAATCCCTGTGCTGAAATCTCTTTAACATCTTATGAGTGTTGTAATCTGTCTGAGCTTTATCTTAATAATATCACTTCTGTTGAAGAATTAATCGATTGTGCTACTTTACTCTACAAAACACAAAAAGCAACAGCTGCTATGCCATTTATTCATGATGAAACAAATAAAATTGTTCATAAGAATATGCGTTTAGGTCTTGGAGTTACTGGTATTTGTCAATGTACAGATGAAAAGATCGAATGGCTTGATAAAGCCTATGAGGCACTTCGTAAGTTTGATAAAGAATGGTCAAAGCATAAAGGTTACCCTGAATCAATTAAATTAACAACCGTTAAACCATCTGGTACTCTTTCATTACTTGCTGGATCTACCCCGGGTGTACACCCAGCTTATTCACCTTTCTATATTCGTAGAGTAAGAATGGGTTCTGGAGATAAGCTTGTTAGTATCTGTCGAGAACTTGGTTATCATGTCGAATATGTTCGTGGGTTCGATGGTAAAGATGATCACTCAACTGTAGTAGTAGAATTTCCATGCTATGCTGGAGAGAACTGTGTAGTAGCTAAAAATATGACAGCAGTGCAGCAGCTTGACATAGTTAAGAAGCTTCAAACATATTGGTCCGATAATGCGGTATCTGTTACAGTTTATTATCGTCAAGAAGAGTTAGAAGAAATTAAAGCCTGGCTTGAATATAATTATGAAACATCTATTAAGTCTGTTTCATTCTTGCTTCATAGTGAACACGGCTTTGCACAAGCTCCTTACGAAGAAATTACTGAAGAACAGTATCAAAAATTAACTGAAAAAGTTAAACCAATTACTTCAATTAATATTGGTCAAGGAGAAATAGAAAGTATGGAATGTGCAGGTGGAGCCTGTCCGATAAAATAATTACCTTATTTCAGTAATTGAAAATGTAAAGGGTACTGCTAAACTTGTAGCACCACCGTCATTTCTATTCCATACATACGTTGTTGTATTTGCTCTTGCTATATAAACTCTAGCTCTAATAAGCGTGCCAGCTCCGAGTGTTGGGGAAGGAGTGTATATGAGTTTTGCATTATGTTGACCTTCAATACCTATGGTCGGAGAAAAAACATATTCAACAGAATTATTTGCAGTACCTCCTCCGCCCGTTCCGGGTATTGCAAATCCAGTTCCTTCATCGACATAAAACCAACTAAAAAATCCTGAACTAGCTGTTGCGCAGCGATAATGGCCGCCTCTTAATTCAAGTATAATTTTAGATGTGGGAGACGACCTTGCTATTGAAACTTCACCCAAACCTGAGTCTTTTGGAATAGCTAAATTATTATCAGCATTAATAAGCCCCATAACTTGAGAAGATATACTTTGCTGTAGGATGGTTCCGGGTTTTGTTGCATCATTTATTTGACTTTGTAAACTATTAATACTGTTGGTATTTTGTACAACATTATAACCTAAATAGTTTGTATTAGCGTTAATCCAAGCTAGAGAATCGCCTATACAATCGTCTCTATCGATATAGTATAAGCCTGGTGCTAGAGATCCTCCTGGAGTAAAAATAGTTGCCATATCAATTATTTATCTTCTTTTTCTTCAACAACTACAGATTCTATAACTTCTATTGAATCTTCTTTTGCATCATTTAATAATTGTTTAAAAATTTCTTCCCGGGAAGCAACCAAAACGTTTGTATTATTAGTAATATTTGCTCCAGGTAAAGAACCGGCTATAGATTTTTTACCTTCTATATCCATAGTTTTAAGCTCTTTATCTGTTTTAGCTTTTTTATTTTGTAAATTGATTCTGTTAAGGGCTTCAATAGCTTTTGTAGTAGATGAAATAAGTTCAGATAATGCTGCTATTTCATCAGGGTTTTGTCCCTGTACTACAAAGTCTTTTAAATCTTGTACGGCTCCTAAACCAGCATCTACAAGATTACCTGTCTTTTGAAGAATATAATCGTTTATATTATCTTCGGTAATATTTGTAGGTGTACCTCTCGGGACAGATTTTGCAGTAGTTTGTGGAAAAGAAAACGAAGATAATTCGTCTAATAAAGTATCTATGTCTGACATTGAATATAATTAAGCTGCTAGTGGCTTTTGTTAAACTTTATACTAATATATCTAAATGGAAACTATCGTTAACACAATTAGAGGTACTTATATTGTACCGGCTGATAAACAAGATCAATTAATACAATGGCTCGAAATTAATGCTATTAGACCTGGTCAAAGTCCTATTGGAGAAATCAAAGAAGGACAGTATACTGGTCGTCAGCTAATCAATGAATAATTCTTACACATATACAGTCCCTAATAAAACAGATATTAAGTTTCTTAAAACTCATCCTGATGCTGTTTTGCCAGAGCGTAATCATAAACATCCTTTTACGGGAGATTCTGGTTATGATGTAACTGCTGTTGAAGAAACTGTTATACCTGCTAAAAGTGCAGCTGTAGTGCCTGTGGGGTTAAAGTTAGCATACTTGCCGCCTGGAGTTTGGATTAGAATCGAATCTCGTTCAGGGCTTCAATTTAAACACGGGCTTCAGGCTTTTAATGGTATTATTGATAACCAATACAGGGGTGATATGGGTATTAGACTTTTAAATCATTCTGATAGAGATTATACAGTTAAAAAAGGGGATAGAGTAGCTCAATTAGTTCTTTACAATCTGGTTACAGCTGATCCTATGTGGGCTGATGAAGTACATGAAACAGAGCGCGGAGAAAAAGGCTTTGGTTCTTCTGGAAACTAATATATACTTACTTCATGTTTCAAAACCTACTCGTTGAAAAGTATAGGCCTAAGACTTTAGCTGATATTGTCTTAACAGAGGACGAACGTAAGTATTTTGAGTCTTTAAAGAGTAAAGAAGAAATTCCTAATCTTTTATTTGCAGGTAATCCTGGTACTGGTAAGACTACTTTATCGAAAATTATAGCTACTCATATTCTCGACTGTCAGTATCTTTATATAAACGCTTCGGATGAAAATGGTATAGATACAATTCGTTCTAAAGTTATAGGCTTTGCATCTACTAAATCGTTAGATGGTAAATTAAAAATTGTACTATTCGATGAGTGTGATGCCTTAACTCTAGATTCTCAAAAAGCTCTTCGTAATGTAATTGAAGAGTACTCTCACAATACACGTTTTATTTTTACATGTAATTATCTTTTTAAAATAATCCCTGCTTTACAATCGAGGTGTCAAATCTTTAACTTAACACCTCCTCTTGATGGAGTATTGAATAGAGTAGTGTCTATTCTTAAAAATGAGGGAGTTAACGTGCCTAATACCGAGAAACAAAAGCTAGTGGAGTTAGTTAGATCGGGTTACCCGGATTTGCGGCGAATTATTAATGATATACAAAAATTCTCTTATACAGGCACTTTAATTGTAAAACAAAATCAAGCTAAAGGTATAGCTAATAAAATAATAGAAAAAATAAAGGCAAAAGTTTCTCCACAAGAGTTAAGAAAATATGTCATTGAAAGAGAGCAGGAGTTTTCTGGAGATTATCTTCAGCTTTTAAAAGAAATGTTTGAAGTATTATTTGAGACAGATAACGATCCAAATAAACTTTTAACAGTGTCTGAAGGTATGTATAAGGACTCTATTGTAGTAGATAAAGAGATAAATTGGTTTAGTACTTGCTTACAATTATACTAACGACCGCAACAGCGTCTTGCAGGCTGAGGGGTAGAATGAAGCTGCGCTGTATTAGTTATAACATTAGTATTTTTTTCTAAGTTAGATGGAGCAGGTGCTGTTTTAGTTTTTAAAAAATCTGTTATGTCCATCATGGCTTGTAACTGACTAGGGTATGGTTTAGTACGATATTCAGAAATATTACTATTGGAGTTATAAACTGTGCCAATATAACCGTCATTATTAACTTCTATAGAAGTATAATATTGCTGCATAAAAAATACTTATTAACTTAAAAACTATTTATCTACTACCCTGAGATTGGTATCTATGTACTTTTATAGCTGTAATATCGTTATAGTACGATCCCGCCTCAAAAACATGTTGAACGTCTAAAACAAACCACTGACCAAAAAATTTATCTTCAAAATCTCCAGACATTACACCTTCTGTTTTATCAATAGCTACAAAATTTCCTGGCTCTCTGCTTGTTGCGCCAAGAGTGCGAAAATTAACTGCCGCGTTTTGAAAAACACCTAAGTTTAATAATTTTTGAATGCCGGGTAATTGTCTTAATTTTTTATGATCATCATTTTCATCTCCATGTAATGAATACATAGGTTCGATATTTTTAATTTTTTTATCATCATTTATATTCATTAAAAACAAATCATCTCCGCTGCCTTTTTTGTAAACTTTGTCTATATATTGTTTCGAAATAAAGTCCTTAGCTTTATAAACTGTATTATTTTCAAAATCGACTTTAAATTTTCTATTTTTAAAATCAAAAGAGTGAACCGGAGAGGATCTAAATGCCTGTTCATTTGTTGCAGCAGCATTATCAACAAAACGATAATTTGTAATTGTATTATATTTACTAAGCTTTACATCAACAGTATCACTTGATGTGTTGCTAATCGGTGCACGATATTGTTTTGTTGGGTTTTTACTTGTAGAGGAAGTATAACTCTGTAAAAAGAAGTGTTCCATTTGTAAATCTCCGGGTTGACCACCTTTAGTAGATTTTTCAAAATAATATTGTAATGGACGCAATGCAAAAAAACCTGTATCAGTGTAATTGGGTCCTCTTTCTTTTACTAATAAACTTACATCGTTTATTTCTTCTTCCCCTCCACTCTTATTACTTAAATGCTGATTATAAATATGAGTTATACTTTCATTAGCTGAAACGCCCGCTGGAGCAGTAAAGAATAAACGACTGGCTCCGTCTTCCCAAGTATCATCAGGACCAAATATATTTTCTTCGACTCCTTCTAAACCTTTAGTTAATAGTTCTTTAATTGCAAGACCGGTAGGTATTGAACCGTAAGTTGAATATTCACCAGCGCCTCTATCCCCTTCAATATCAGCTTTTTCAGATAAAGCTGTAGAGTATTCTAATTGATTTGTTTGAAGCTTTTGATATAAATGATCCCAAAAATAGACTTTTAAACATTTAATATCAGCCGATGCTGCGTTTTGAGCACCTGCGGGAAGATCTATATCTTCCATATCATATATGGCAAATTTATGAGAAAGAGTCCAATGCACTTTATCTTGTATAGTAAAATCCCCTTGACCACCGCTACCAGTTAACTTAGGGTTAATTCGTACACGCAGTATATCTGTACCATCATTTGCAAAACGATACATACTATTAGTAGTACTTGATCTAACTCCTGTTTGAGCATTTGAATATTGTCCGGTATTAGAGTCATAAGTACCTTGACCTGCTTCCGGATAAAAATAAAATGTCATAACACCTTTAGTTACCCACTCCGACAAAGTATTGTTAATAGTTAAATTAACTATAGCGCTAGGGTTTATTGAAAATTGTTGCTCGCCGTTGTCGAGATATATTTCGCATTCATGACGAGTTTCGTTAAACTTTGTGTCAAAAGCTTGCATATATTAGTTTAATTGAAATTCAATTTCAGAAAGTATTGTTCTTACTGCAGCTGTTTTTAATATTTTTATAATTGTGCCTTGGTCAGGTTGTATAACAGGGTTTAATATGTTATTTGCAGCTACAATTATCCACCATAAATTTGGTGTTTCGTATACTTTATATGAAATTAAAGGCCATGTGTCAAAATACTTTACAGTATAACTATCATAATACCCCTTAGGTAAATCAGTTGGTATATTAACTGTTTGTAATAAATTATAAAAATATCTACCGGTGTCGTCTTGATAAACGCTAAAAATATTTTCGTAATTATCAGAAGCTAGACGCTTTAATTCTTTTATATTATTTTGATACATATAATATTTTATGGTCCGAGAAGACTCGATTGAGAAATATTTTGAGCGGCTCCAGCAAATTCACTCTCAATAATAGAAGATACCACAGAAGGATCTTGAATACTTTGAAATTGGTTTTTGCTCGGAATTACCATATCTTGTAATGTTATATTAACTTCATAAACATCTGGAACGTTAAAAGTACCTGTGCCAATTCCAGCTCTAGTAACACCTGTACCGGTATCAGGGGTTATCTGTCTAATATTACCTTTATTGTAAATGGTAATATTAGTAACGCATGCTGCATAACTATAATGTTGCCCTAAAATTAATACCTCGTAAAAAACAGGTGGTACACTAGTGATGAAATCTCGTTTATTATAAAGATTTTGATTTACGAGTAATTCACACAATAGTCGATTTTTTTTCCAGTCTTCTGGAGCAAGTGTGTTGTACAAGGGAAATACAATATTAATAATACGGGGGTCATGAGATTGCCATAATTTTGGACGATCCATAATACCTACTTTCGGATACGCTAAATTCATTTGTAACCCTGTATACCCGGTCATAAGACCTGCTACAGAGCTAAAAACTTCCGAAACACCCGGTATACTATTAACAGCTTGGCCGGCTGTTTGAGCTGTTTGTTCAAGTACATCAAGAGATACCCATGGGTCTGTATTTACTTCAAAGTTAATATCAGAAAAATAAGGCATGTCATAAACAAAACCTGTGGGCCTATCTTTTGGAAAAAGATCTTTATATGGGGCTAATATGTCAGTTGATCCCCCAAGTCCCGCGGCACTACCGGCAGCAAATAACTCTAATCCACTTATATAAAATAAAGCTTGTCTTTTAATTGTAGATTCTAATACTTGATATTCTTTTAAAATAACACGACCTGCTGAAGATTTTGCAGCTTCACTAACTGTCCAAGGATAATCTTTAGTTACATTAACATATCCATAATTGCCTCCAGCAGGCACATAAATAGAAGCTAGGCCACCGGGGCCGCCTGCTACAGTTTGTTGTTGTTTTCTAAAAAGACCATTACTAGCCATATAAATTATTTAGTTTAAGAATTTTATTATTATTTTTGTTATCCCAATTGGGCCCATTGAGGTTTTAACTGTCCCCACTGTGGCCAAAACTTATTTCGGACTCCTTTTATTGTATCGTTATTAGTTGCTGCAAGTTGGGAAACAGATGCAATTCCGCCCATAATATCAGCTCTCTGCTTTGATGCAGTTATACTATTCTGACCACCTGCTGCAGCATAAAGATTACTGTTTTGATTGCCTTTGCTATTGTTATTAAACGTTTGAGCTAGTCTTAAAATAGCCCCTCCTAAGGTTTTCATAGCTTCATTTGTAGCTTTTGTATTACCTACAATTTGTTCAAGTGCGCCGTTATTTAGCATTAAGTTTTCTTTGCCTATTTTATCTTGTAAAGAGGGGGTATCAGGCTGTACTCCTTTAGCTAAAGATTTTAAAGAATCGATATCAAAACCTTCAAGTGGGTTTTTTGTTTCTTGGGGCTTGTTGATACCGTAAGGAGTTTGATCTATTTTAAAAGAATCTGATTTAATAGGATTTAATTTTTCAGTACCGGTGAAAACAGTATCCATAGATTTTGTAAATCCGGATATTTTTTCTTTTGACCAATCATATAAATCAGTACTCCAATTGTTAAGTTTTGAGACTGTTGTTTCTTTCATCCAGTCTTTAAGTCCGTTAAACGATTTTGAATCTGTTAGCTCAATAGTAGATTTTGGTTTTATAGAAGTTTCATTAGTTGTAAGAAAAGATACAATCGGTTTTACTGAAGGGGCTACAGAAGATATTTCTTTAAGTCCTTCAACCATTTTATTGCCTTTTATATTTTCAATACCTTTTGTTAGTGAACTTAATACGGGCATTTTTTCTAATTTAGTAGATACTTCTTTAGACAAATCGTCAGATAGTTGTTCCGAAATTATGTTTTTAGAATCGCTATCCAAAAAAGAGTCGCTTTTTTTAGTATTATATGTTTCGCCTTTAACTGTTGCAGGTCGTAAAAGAGGTGCAGTAATATGTCGTAATTTAGTGACTAGATCTTTTTTATCTTTATCATGCGGAGATACCATGTCCCATACGTCAGAATACGAAAACTTTCCATCTGTGGTTGGTGTTAGATGGGTTAGTCCCATAAGAGGGTGATTTACAGTATGAGGTTTAGGATTTCGTTTTTTAAGCTCATCAATCTGATATTGCTTTAGTTTTCCTTCTAAATAAGCCTTCATTACATTAGGAGATATTAATTCTTTTGGTTGCGGCTGAGGTATATCTCTGAGTTGATATTCTTTTTCTCCGGTTTTTTTAATACCTGTTGTTTCTTTACGAGATGGAAGATCGAATAACTCTCTATAAAGAATATCTCTAGCAGGTAAAATTTCTTTCTCAAATGTCGTAGGCGACTTATTTTCGAGCCATTCAGGTTTGTCAGTAAGGATAGATTTTATGTGTTGTGGAAACGGTATTACGTCTCTTAAATTAGTTGAGTAATCTCTTGGTTCTTTTATATTAGTAACATACCGGCCCATAAACTGAGCAAGGCCTTTTCTAGCTCGTTCACCTATAGGCTCTTTTCCGGTAAGCATTTGATAACCCATAGAAGTGCCAGGGGTTAATTCCCAGGGACGGGGCACTTTTTTAACGGTTTGCTCTAGCCTATCAGTTGTTTTTTCTAACATACTAGTGAATTTACCAAACAAAGAATCCTGTTTAGATGTATCTTGTTCGGGTAGTTTTATTTGCGGTTTAGACGGGTCTACTACTTGAAATAAATTTTTGTTAGCGTTTAAATTTTCAGTTTTATTAACTGTTTGTTTGTTACTAGTTTGAGATTTATTTTCATTTTGAACCGGAGCTGACTTGGGAGTCTCTTTTTCTTTAGTTTGAGATTGAGAAGTAGACTGTTGTGTTTGTTTAATAGGGCTCGATTGAAGATTTTTATTAGCAAGATTTACAACACGCTCAGCGATCTCATTAAAAAACTTTGAATCTATATTGAGTTTAGACAATAAAGTATCAGCAAAAGTTTTCTGAAAATCGTTTTGTTCGTTTTCGTTTACCTGAAACGTAGTAGCCATCTTCTTATATATTTAAGAAGAAGATTTGATTACGGGTTAAAAAAAGAAGCGTCTTGCAGTATTTCTTGTTCTATAACGGTTCCGTCTTTTAATTGTAATTCGAAACTATATAATCCTTTTACAAGATTTCTATATCTTTCAATATATTTTATAACATCGTTTATTAATGTTATTGGTAATCTTTCTACTATTTTTATCCGGTCTTTAAAACTATATACGGATAAATCGATTGGTGTAAGGTTAATTGTAATAGATATTATAAATTTAGTTACTTCATTAATAAATGTTTCCCCGATTGCATCACGAAGTTGTTCTGGGGTATTAATAGCAAATGCAACATTTTGATGTAGCTCTTTTTCAAGTTTATTTTCAGTAAGTAAGTTAGGTAAACTACAAATTACGGAATATGAATTATTTGAAAATGTTTCGGGTTCAAGTGTAATTTGTTTGTCTAAAAAATTTGTAAGTTTATCTGTTAAAGAAACTGTTATTTTTTCACCCTGTATATCAAAAACATAATCTGAAGATATACTCTCAGATCGAGTTTTAAATAAAATAATTTGTTTATCTAAGACTGTTAATATATTGGTGTCAATTTCTGTATCTAGACAATTTTCTTTAATAATTGAATTTACAGTTAAAATAAATTCTGTGTTATATAAAGGAACATCTATAATGGTTTTTAAAATTCTTTTAAGCTGTTCTGTAGTTAATTGCTTAAATGGAGCAGGTCTTTGTAGAGATGGCAAAAACACATTAAAACTTGTGCTTTGATCTAATTCATTAAGAAGTGTTAAAACAGTTTTTAAATTATTTGAGTCAGTGCTCATTGTTTGTATTTAATTATAGATTATTTAAACCGCAACTAAGATATATCGTTATTAATAGGGTTAAATGACTCGTCTGGCACAAAATTGGATTCATCATTAGTACTAATTCGTTCGTTTAAGAGAGCATCTAATTTCTTAACAAAAAGTATATACTCTCCTGGGGTGCAGTTTTCTATATACTCCGGTGTGAAGTTACCGGCTTTGCATAGCATAAAAATATTTTCATAAAGGGTCATTAATTGCTCCCCGAATACTATTTTTAGAACGCTAACTAAATTTTGTACATCTAGGTTAAATAACATAGTTTTATTTTCTAAACCATACGTTGTAGATAACAAGTTAGTTTCATTAAAAATTTTTATAATACTAGAAACTTTTTTAAGAATTTGTGTTGTTATTTTAACAGGAAGTTTTTCTAGAATTTTGCTTTTATCGCTATTTGAAATTTCTGTTAAATTAATATCAAGATTGTTTAAAATAATTTTTTTAATAAAAAAAGAATAAAGTTGACTAGAATCAGTTAAAGATAAAAGATTATTAATTGTTGGAAGCTGGTAAAAAATTTCAATATCATCAATAACATCTCTAGTTAAAGAAACATTTAAATTAATATCGTTTAAAATTTTTATAAGTTTATAAATGTTTATTTCTATTTTAGTATTTTCATTATCTTGCGGTTGTATATAAATTAGATTACCAATACTTGTACATCGTATTTCAAGTAGCAATAAAAAATAATCTAAAAAAGATAAATCATTTATTTCAGTTTTGGAAAGAGAAGTTATTTTTTCTAAAATATTGTTTATATTTGTAAAAAGTGTTTCGGGGTTTAAATCCTCTCCAACTAAACACTTATATATATTTTTTAAGTGTTTTACTTTTAACTCATTAAAAAAAATGTTTTTATTAGAAAGTGCAAAACAACTAATAAAGTCTGAATCCATTATAACATTTAATATACAGATAAGCTAAAAACCAGTTTATTATGGTATAGGTACCCGTACTTCTACATTTAGATCTCTTCTACCAGTAGCTAAAGGAATACCGTAATTAGCGGTATTATTTTTAATAGCAGGGTTCAATTGCGTACCAGTTTCTATTGTATAATAATGGTATATAAAACTTGCTGTGCGTATAGAAGGAAAATTATTAGCAGCATATGTATATTCATCTCCAGAAACTTCTATAGGACATACACCAAAAAAAGTATATTTGCATGCAACATATGGTGGTACCCCTGTAGCTAAAAGCCCGAGTTTATAAACAGTTATAATTCCTCTGTAATTAAAATCTCCTTCTCTTGCTAATAAACCTAGATGAGCAGTAGCTACAGTCCATGGACGAAGTACATTATCTACAAAACTAACGTTAGTTTCTAAAAACGAAACCTGTAAAGCAGGAAAAGCATTACGACCACCGCCTGAATATGTACGTATATACCCGTTTGTCTGTATGCCTTCAGGATTAGCTATTGTAGATTCACCGGGTATTTGTACCCCTTGAGCAAATAAACATCCTTTTGTTTGTTGATAATCTTTAGCAAGTAGGGTATTTAAACCTCCTTCAATATCCCAAATCTGTGGTTCAAATCGAGTTCCAAATAATATCGCGGTAACAGGCACTACAGAGTTACGAGAGTTTGGACGAGCGCCAGCTAAACCGTTTAATGATGGGGTGTAAACACCGTCGAAAGATAAGACCCATTGAGCGCCTTTTGGAAGTGCACTAGCAGGTTTACTTAAAAAAGTATTTAAAAAAAACGGTACTTGACTGCCTAGTTCTGGTTTAGACATATAGCAATATTACTTATTGCTATTTTTTAATAATATTAAGCAGCAGTTACTCTCCAGTACTGATATGCTAGTGTTGCTGGTACTATAACAATTGATCCAGCGTCTCCTAAGTTGTACTGTATTTCACCAACCGAAACAACATAGGCTCCGTAAAGCGTATATTGACGAGCAGTGCCACCTGTTTTATTTAAAAGGTTTAATGATATAACAGAAGAGTTTCTGGCTATATTATAGTCTCCAGTTGAAGCTCCGTCGTCGAATGTATTAAATGTTGCGTTTTCTAAAACTGCTCTAATATTATAACCTTGATCACAGCGGAAATTTACATTCCAGCTATCAGAACCCGGATATTTAGCTGTACCAGGTACGTTAAAGTCTAGACCCATAAAGGGTACTTGTTGATTAACAATTGTTCGGCCTGGTAGGTTTGCTGATTCTAGATATACTAGCTCACTTTCACCGAAGTTTGTATTTGCTAACTGTACAACTCTAAATTGAAATTGACGGGCAAAATCTCTTTGCTGTACTGTTCTGTAGAAGTCTGCAATATTTTGTGGCATATATTATTATTTATTAGATTAATTCTTGGAAGTTCTGACCTGTGCGGGTCGCAATAAAGTTAACTAATATAAATTCAGCCGCCTTGACTGGTTTAATATAAATGTCAACGATTAATTCATTACGATCGATAGTATCGGGTGTATTATTTCTTTCATCACAAACGATTAGATAATCATAAACACCTTCTGTATTTCTCGCTAATTCAAAAATAGGTGATATAGTATTTTTAAGTCTTGTGCGAGTAAATTCTGTATTAGGCTCGAAAACAAAATATCTTAAAGCTCGTTGAGTTGCACGCTCAAGTGATAAGAATAGACGTCTTACATTAACTCTATCAAACGCAGTTGGTCTGTTTTGTAAAGTTTTTTGTCCGTAAACTACAAAGCCGTCTCCAGAGAAGAATACTACAGGGTTAACAGCAATTGTATATAAGGAGTCTCTTTGTTTTTGATTAGGATTTATTGCTAAATCAAGAATGTTTGAAACGACCCCGCGATTTAAACCAGCTGGCGCAAACCACGGTTGAGCATTTCTATCTGTTCGAGCATAAACCGCTGCTGCAAACCCTGAGAAAGGTACCCAGACGTTTTTATCGGTGAAAGAGTCGTAAACCTTAGCCCAGTTACCATACGTTGCTGTATAGTTATTATTAGCAGTAGTATACAAAGCCTTAAGAGGGTTGAATATATTTTGCGTGAATGTTGTAGCTCTTTTAGTTAATGTTTTTGTATTTTCACCTTGAACAAAAATTTGTCTTAATGGATCTGAAATAAACATACAATCTTTACGTGTTTCAGCTACAAAATTTGCAAATCTACCAAAAGCTGTTCTATAGCGAAGGACGTTTTCATCATCCATTTCATTATATGTAGAAAGAGCTAAACTTGTTGTTTCGTCGTATGCAAGGGTACCGCTAGCAACAGTATAAATGGTTGTTAGACCAGCATCTACTATTATATCTAAAGGAACTGTTTCTGGTGTTTCTACCAATACTAACGCTCTATCTATTTTATCAATTAAACGACCAATTGATTTTTGATCTTTTTGTTCGTATGAAGGTAACCAATTACTGCTTGGGAATAATGTTTTAACTTCATCGTGTATTCTTACTGCAGGAGCAGATAAACTTGACCAAAAACTATTAGAAGCCAATTTTGGGTTAACGAGTAAACGTAAGTTTGGAGATACGTTATTTACTACATCTTCAACAAAGAATGTTCTTAATGGAGCTCCAGCTACTGATGCTTCGCGTCTACGTTCTTTATTAAATGAACCTAAATGATTCTCAACTGGAGAGATAGTTAAAACTTGAGGATCGTAAATTGATTTACGAACTTTAAATAAGTTAATTGAAATAACATCATTATAAGCATCTTGACTAACTGTCCAATCGTATGAACTTTCAATAATTTGAGAAACAGAACCACCACCTGCATTTACAGAAGCAGAAAGAGCAAATTCATATTTACTTGAAGGAACGTCTCTAAAGGAAGAAGTGTTGCTCGACCCTGTAAGAGATACAAAGCGATTTACGGATGTAAAATCAGAGCCTCTATTAAATTCTTTATTATCGGTTATTGTTAGATAATAGCCTTCAAATAGTTCATTTTGAGCTGTTTTACTATTATTACAAATAAGAAATCCTGTATCGGTGAAATTGTATGATGAAAAATTAGGTGTAATACCTAAGCTCGAAGA